ATCGCATTGAGAAATTCCTGCGGAGAATTATTGAAAGATGCGCGAACATTGGCCGGCAAACTTTCAAAATATTCAGTCGCAAGAGCAATAGCATTCTGAGCAGTCTGAAAATCTTTGACATCAGAAAAGTCGCCGAATTGAATTGGGCGCTTCGGAGTGAAAGGATCAGTCAAAAAACCAGTCTCAGCATATTTCTGAAGGATGTTATCAATCATCGTTTCATCTTTGAAATGCTGTTGCGTCATCGACGGTTCAGTAAAGACAATGCCTTCAGCAGTGGCGTTTGTGTGATTAACTTTGAACTTCATATAAGCTCCATATAAAAAAGTCCTCGCACTACGCAAGGACTAATTAGAAGAATCTCCGTGTTGCGGCCGCGTCTGTACTTAGACTTCAGCCTTAGCAGGCGCGGCCGCTTTGACGTCCTCAAGCGTAGACACGAAAGCGGTCGCAGCGGCAATCTGGGTCGGAGCGCAGGCTACAAGTTCTCCAGTCTCATCAGAGTACTGACCAATCTCATAAAGAAAGAAATCGTCGGGATGCTGACCAACGGTAGTGCGACTATCACGAACGAGATCAGAGAAAGACCGAGATGCATCAGCGGCAGAACGACTGAAGAACGGCGTATTAAAAACCTGAAGTTTAGAGTCGAAAACAGAAAAAACCTTAAGGATCATGATTGATTCTCTTCCATAACGCGTCTGAGTTTAGCGGCTTTCAGTTCTTGGACGCGTTCACGAACTGAGAGACGTTGCGGCGAAGCTTCGCCAGTATCTTCAAAATCACGACCTCGCTTTTCGCGAAGACGCTTAATCTCTTCATAACGAACAATGTCTGAACGCTCCAACAGCTTATCAAAGTAAGCCGGAGGAGACATCATAATCTTCTCACTAAGAATAAGACGATCATCAGTATAAATATCAGTCATGTACTTTTCACAAAAGTCATGACCAATGCCAGGCTTCAAAGAGCAATGACAAAATTCAGCAACCTTACCATCATAATGCTCAAGCTTCAAAGGACCTGTAATTTTCTTCGTCACATAACGAGCGACGTAAGCGGCAGTCTCAAAGTTGACTGAACCAATCGAACTAAAGCCATAAGGCCAAAGTTTCTCAAGCGTACGGCTACGATATAAGTTATTGCCTCGACGAATCGACCAGAGCTGTTTATCAACAAAGGTCACACCAAAAATAATTGCATGATAGTGAGGACGGCCAAGCTTATCGCCATATTCGCCACACATAAAAAAGCGAAGCTGTTGACCAAAACGGCTCATGAAGTATTTACGCATGCGCTTCATGAACAGCTGAAAATGCTCGTAATGAAGTGAGCCATCGGCAGGCAAATGAGCATCATCATAAGTCAACGTAAGAAACATGTTGTTCTTATGTGACTTAGCTTCAACAACACATCGAGCGGCCCATTCACGAGACTTAGAAAGCCTACAACCAATACATTGGCCGCAAGGAATTTTGAACTCAGAAAAAGGAATAGCTTTAGACGGATCAAACGTTATCGCATTACGTTGTCCATCTTTAGTCTTCTGACCAGCAAGACGATACGCTGTTATCGGGTGAAAGCAAGGCATTTTTCAAGACACGTAATATGAAGCTCACGAAGAATCGTCTCACGAGAAGAGCGAGAACGAACCTGAAATGAACAAAGAGCGACCCAAGGACGGTCGCGATAAAGCGTCCAAGTCACCAACTTGCGACGACCAACATAGCTTTCTTCACCAGGGATAAGCCAGCAGACGCCAAAGTCTTTAAGAGTAAGCCGAAAAGCCGCAGTAGCCATAGCGCAGTTCCAAATGAAATTGAGATGTTCAAAATGATAACTATGACGACCGCGGCAGGTAAATAGGGTTAACGCTTAAATGCGAAAACCACCACGCATGGGCGTAGCACGAGTATTCAAAGTCTTCGTGCGTGATGCACCTTTACGGAAAATACGCTTAGATGCCTTACGAGAAAGCTTATGACGACGACGAGACATATAAACCTCACTTTTTAAAAAGTTTCTTAACGGCCTTAAAGGCTTCCCAAATTGCCGAACCAGAATTCAGCAAAACATTAACGAACTTAACGATCGTATCTATCACTTAGCCAACCTCGCAGCACCAACAGCAGAAGTAGCAGCAGATGAAGTGTTATTAAACGGATTAATAAGACCCATCCACTGACCGAACTTCCAAGCAGAAGAATGATCACGCATGTAATCAAAAACCATTTTTTGCTTCTCAGCGGCAATAGCAGAATTTTGCGTCATAAACTTTGCTTGCTTTAAATTCTCCTCCTGAATTTTATTAGCGATCTCTTGACCTTTCGTTTGAGACCACATCAAATTAGACGAACTATCAGAAGCAACAGCCTGAGCGCGCTTCAAACCAGCGTCAGCCTGCAAAGCAGAATTCTGAACGTAAGTCTGTTTCTCAAGAGCATCTTTCAAACTCTTCTCAGAGTGCTGAGTTGACGTTTCAGCACCAGACTTAAAAGCGCCGGCCAGATCCGGAGCAACGATCTGAGGCGCATTACCAGGAGCGCCAGAACCTCCAGTCGCGGAAAGGATCGGATTGAGACCAGCTTTACGCATATCAGCAACTTCCCATTGGTGCCGATTCTGCATAACTTCTTTCTGATGCTTCCAACCAAAGTAAGCTGACAAAGCAGAGCTACCTAAATTCGCAGCACCACCTATGGCTTCAGCCCAAGGAAATCCCATATCAATTACCTAAAGCAAAAACAATAACTGTGCCAACAACGGCAAGCCAAATAACTAAAGCCATAACAACTCCTTAGAAGTGATCAACCAAACCAGGCACTGAATACACAGGCATCGGACGAGCACACTTCAAACGAATATACGAGTCAAACAAAAACTGCGGCTCATCCTGAACAGCAATTACACGCTCGACTGGCGGATTATCTTGAATGAACTGCGAACTAAGTGTTGGCAAAGAGCTGAACTTCTGCGCTAAATGCCAGCTGTCGAGCGGTTGTGGATCGGTCGAGCGGAACTTGCCAGTAATCTGACCAGGATAGTAGCGATACTCGGCATAACGCTCTTGATAGCCAAAGACCTTATCGTCGTCAGCAGTGCCTTGGGCGTAGATCTCTTTATTAAGAACAGCTTGTTCGCCAAGATGAGCAAGCACAGGCCAATAGAAGTCAAAACGACCTTGACGCGACCACATGCGGTTCAAACCTTGCTGGTAAGTAAGGTCAGCACGAACATTCACAAAGCCAAAAACGTAGCCGTGCTCGACAAAAGACTTTGAGAAACCATGGAACGAATCGCTCACCACACCATAAGCAGCAAGATTACCTTGAGGCGTAGTCTCATTAGTTGATGAAGTTTGCTGGACAGGATTGATCGAAATACGAGCAGACGAACCGCCGAGGTATTCAGGACGCTGGAGACGAGCATCAGGCGAAATCACGCCAAAGTGAGAACGAAGAATTTCCGTGTAACGCGTACCACCACGTGCGTCACGTTCATAGAGCTTTTGAATCTGAAAAGCTTGACGGAGATCGTTGATGGAAATCGGCGTAGCAGTTGAAAGGTCAGCAGACGCAGAAAGCGCAGGATCTTTCCAAGACAAAGGAGCAAAGTTATAAGCAGAATTGTTGTTAAAAGCAACATTGTTGCCCTTCTCTATAAAAAAACTACCCAAAGCTTTTGGCAAAGAAGAATTTTCAAAAAGAGGAGCACCATTACCAGAAATACTAACTTTAGCAGTTCCACCAATTGAAATTTCTACACCAGGACCTTTCTGAGGCCACGGCAAACATGATGTGAAATAGTCGTGACGCTTACCGCGACGAACCAAACTATAGTCAGACAAATTGTCAGGACCGTCGCCAGTCGGAACCTTCAAAGACTCCTGAAGATTCTCGTCTCTAAACCACTCATTAAAAATGAGATTGTAAGCGCGGAAAGGAAGCGCATTAACTTTCAAAGCTTTATTGACATTAGTCGGAAGACCGAAGTAATCCCAAAGCGTTTGATTCTGAACATTCGTACCAGAAACCGTCGGAATTAAAAAGTCCGTTGAATCAGACGGGTTTTTCTGCTCACCATTGAACTTCTGCCAATTATCCCAAACGAGTCGATTGGGAACAAAGAAAAAGAAGGTCTCTAGGTACAAATTGTCCATGAAGGGGACGATAGGAGTAGATAGACGAGCAAAAAGAGTAGCAGTCAGCTTAAAGCTGTCGCCCGGAAGAACTTCGTCTACGTAAAAAGGTACAAGAAAACCAGAATTGAAAGTTGTCTTATATCCATGGGAACGGTCAAAGACCGATCGAGGAATTTGAGTCGAAGGAATCTGAGAGAACAGATGCTGAGTAGAACGATTAACTGATGACATCTAAAAATCCATAGCTATAGATAACAAAAAAGGCGACCAGTTCAGAAAGCCCTCTCATCGAACCAATCGCCTTACGGCTCTAAAACTAAGTCTCAAAAAGCTTTATCACCGTAGGGCAAAGCATATACCACAAGCCAGAGAAAAAGCAAACATTCGAGCAGTGCGTTGGGTACCCGCACGTGCATCGGGGTGTCACCGGAACCAGTTACATCAAGTAAGTAACTGGTTCCGGACCTCCCCGTGCGCAAATCGTTGAGATATCTGAAAAAAAGATCGCCGCAAGCGGGCGATCGAAGGGATTTTGAAGGGATGGAAACCATCCCTTATATAGGTTATTAGTACTTACCCGTTGTTGCTAGGGGAAGACGGCTTCTCATCAACGACAGGAGCAGCTTCAGATGCTTTAGGCTCAGGAGCTTTAGCTTCTTCAGGCGCAACAAAACCAAGCTCTTCAAGTTTACTTCTTTGCTCAGGATCATTGAGCGCATTGAGAAATTCCTGCGGAGAATTATTGAAAGATGCGCGAACATTGGCCGGCAAACTTTCAAAATATTCAGTCGCAAGAGCAATAGCATTCTGAGCAGTCTGAAAATCTT